CAAATTTTACAATGGCGACCTCGACTCCCTTTGTGAAGACTGGTATGGCTAGCCCCAGCCAGGATAAAGCATACTCGGCAAACTCGACCCTGCAAACCACGCCCCCGGCCACGACTGAAGCGAACTTGACGACGGAAAAGGACTCGGCTAATGGAAACTGCAACCAAAAAAATATTCAAAAACAAAAAATTGCAGCAACCAGTAACCCGACCCTAGGTCCGTACCCCGGTTTGACTTCACTTGTGATGGAAACGTATAAACACTATCGACGAACCCACGCTCATCCTGTGTTCCCCTACACTGAACGCAAAGATGTGAACGACTTTTTGAAAAAACGAAGAAAACAAATTGAGCAATATACGCTCGAACGACAAAGAGCTCACGAAAAAGAGCTTTGCATGCCAAACTTCTCACCATCGAACTTACCACAACGTCAGCAACGAAGACGACAAGGTGAATTCGAGACGGAGAGATTTTTGAAGACATGGCCCGATGCATTTGAAAGAATTGTGGACCATGTGCTATCGCGCGAATACAACATGCAAGAACTAAAAAATGCGCGCGAACGATTGCGACAGATCGCGATCAGCAAGGAGTGCAATCGCATCCTCAAGAAATTGGAGGACTACATGCTCTCGGAACAATTCACGGCACTAAGCAGAACGGAAAGACTCTACTTTTCGTACCGTGTGCACGAGTTGGCAATCGACGGCCTATGGAAACAATGCCCCGAAGTGCGGCTTGAGAAACTCAAGAGACTCGTGTCGGAAAGTTTTGAATATGAAAGGATTTTGAAACAAACCATCCGACAAAGCAAAAAAGAAACCAATGAGCCTGGACTCGAAACACAGATGTTCAGTCTCCGATCAATGGGACTTCCCGTTGACGACATTAAGGAAGCAGTGCAATCCGCAAAGACAAGCGCTGAAGACTTTTCTATGACCAATGCAATGGCCCAGAATAGTATGGCGCGTACAACAAAAGCTATTGAACAAGCAATGGCTTCGGCAACACAGCTCATGGACAAACTGCCCATGTTACTTGCCGGCGTCGCAAAAAAGACGCAAAAGACCTTGACCATGATCATTCGATATCTGGTCAAATTCGTCACATTTTCAGCATTTGTGTGGCGAAGACAGCAAGACCTGACAGCTTTTGACTGGATGCTCCTCGTCGTTTCGACTTGGACAGCAGAGCTGGAAACTCTCGGAACTATGGCCGTGCAATCACTGAAGAAAGCCTGTGAGGTGATTGCCCAATCCTGGTTTTCGAAGGCTCCAATGCAGACTCAAGGAGCTGGAGATGGACAGCACCACGAAACTATTGTGGGTGCTTTCTGCAACGTTCTGAAAAATCTTGCAGGACGTGAAGGTTTTGAAGAAGCGAGAGGTTTTAATATCTCGCTTAAGAAGGTGCAAGCGCTTTCAGTTCTTGTACGAAGTGCAGAGACTATTGGGCACTACACGCTCATCATCGGCGAAAAGTTGATGGAATGGTTCACAACTTACGTGCTAAAACGTGGCACGACTGTTCCTCGTTTGCTCCAAAACGGTCCACTCGTTCGACTTGTTGAGCGTTGGAACGAAATTGAAAAGAGCGGCGATTTGAAACGAATCACGGTCAATCGACAAGTCATCAGCGCAGCGATGTCCATAGAGAAAGAACTGTTGGACATTGAGAGAAAGATTTTTGACACTGGCATGGACCTCTATAAAGCAACTTTGCTGTCCTATACTCGCATGTTGCGCATGGTGGTCCAGTCTCACACCGGCAAGATCCCCGAAGCGATGAAAACGGTAGAAGTCAAAACCCGACCACGCTCGCTTTGGATCAACGTTGTGGGCCCACCACGAATCGGAAAGACGACCTTTGTCCAGAAATGGATTTTGACTGGATTGATGGCAAAACTCTTCCCCGATGTCAAGTTTGAATCAACAACGAACTTGACGTACACGAGGAATCCCAGTACACCATACTGGGAAGGTTATTACGAGCAGTACATCACCAACTACGATGATCTGTTTCAAGTCTTTGCCGATGAACAGTCCATGTATTCCACGATTCAGGAATTGACATCTATTACGAACGATGGCCCTGTGCCCTTGGACATGGCATTTGGAGGAAAAGGCAACACCTTCTTCAATTCGCCTATCATCTATTCATCGAGCAATTCAGACTTCAAGACGCTTCCAGCGGTTGGTGCGAAGTGTGTCTCTGGTGGTGAACACCTGGTGAAACGACGAGATTTCGTCGTCACCATCACAGCCAAAGAGAAATACATGAAAGCAGACGGTTCTGGAATTGATACTGAAAGCTTTCCACAAGCTTACGACCCTGAGGACCCGTACACGGCCATCCCAGAAGACCTGTACAAAGTGAAAATCACGGATGGCACTGGTGAAGAAGAATATATCGAAGGCACTTTTCGTGTGGCAATGGAACATTTGTTTGCGAGAGCAAAAGCCCTGAATGACTCGCGAATGGGCGTGAACAACACGCTTGAAGACGTTCTCGAACAGTTCCACAAAAACACCGCGACAGGTGCAGTTCCTCGTCCCCGAGTTTCGGGTCATGATGAACACCTTGGTGCGCCAGATGAATACGTTTCATCGACAAGTTTTCGAATGATTCGACCACGAGATCGAAAACATCGACACACGCAGTATCGACCAGAGGCGAGCAACGTTGCAGTGCAAACTCCCCGCACTGCATCTGGGATCCCTGTCGCATTGACAGCGTTTCGACGAACTGTTTCTCCAGTTGTTGAGCAGAGCTCACTTGTGGATAGTGGACTCCAGACTGAAATGCTGTCAGCTAGCAACTATGACCTTGATCCGTACAAACACGACGTGGATCAGATCGCTAAAGACGAGTACGCTGCACTGGATTTGTATATGGATTCCATTCCAAATCCAACAGACAAAGACAACGAAGATTACCTCCGCAACTCGCGTTTTATTGCTGAACGACTTGCGCAGCGACAGATGGCGAGAATTGAACTGGACGCAAGAATTTGCCGACACGAAAATAGACGTCGACAGTGGACTGTGCCAGCACCTCGTCCTCCGCCTCCACCACCACTAAGAGACGAGTGGTCACTAGAAGATAGTGACGAAGAGACAAAAGAAGAAGTGGACCTCACCAAATACCAGCAGACATGGTGGCAACGTGCAAAACAGCGTATTGCAACGTTCTTTGGACAACCAGGACCTGAACCCTGCCTCAAACACATTGTGCAGGATGTTGGACTCAAAGTTTCGCGAGCGCTTCGGCCTCAGGAGACGAAAACGGACGCAGAGCAGATTTTGGAAGATATTCAATTCAAATTTCTGAAGCATCCACTGACAGTGACAGCCAGGATTGTGATTGGCATCACTGCAATTTTGGCGGCGACGTACGCTGGCATCAAACTGTATCTTGCCACGCGACCCATGAAGACGCAAGAGTACAATCCTCAGAACGAGAACGTGAACGGTGCCATTAACACGCACGTTACGTCTTGGAGGTTCATGGAAACTGGAAAAGAGACACCGATCACTGCGATTGGCTCACTCAACGTTGGCCATTCTATTTTTGCCCTGCCTCGACATTTCTGCGAGCGCACAGTTGCTTTCCAGAAAGAACATCCCGACATGCCCATGCATTTCGAGCTTGAGATTAAGACCAGAGGAAGAATTGTGGTTCCACTAGAGAATGTGGAATTCATGTTCCGAGACAAGCGAGACATTGCTTTTGCTCGGATCAAGAACTTGGCAAGCACGAAGGAGTTAATCCATCTTTTTATGCGCGTGGACGACCAGCCAGATTTAGGTGGCTGCTACCTTTACGGACACCGAAGTTTGGTGTATGGATCGAACCAAGGCTCTAGCCTATTGACCGTCACGAACGTGAAAGTGCAGAAGAATTTGCGCTACAAGTCGAATCCCGTAAGCTACGCGGGTTTTCCTGTGCCGGAGCAAGACTATTGCTCGCTCCACGGTTACATGTACAACGGCGTTACAACCGTTGGAGGTGATTGTGGAATGATTTTGTGCCACGCCGACAACAAGTACAACCAAAAAATTCTTGGTATGCACACGGCAGGCGCAGCTGGAACTGGATATTCGGAGCGCATTACAATGGAAGACATTCAAGCTGCGTACGACCATTTTGGAACGCAGCCAAAGAAGTCAACGGAAGTAGTGACAACGCCTGAAATCTCGATGTTGGAACGGCGAGCCCCTGAGATCACGGAAAAGTTGAACGTGGTTGGCAAAGCTGCCACCATGCAAACACAGACCTCTCCAGTGCTCATTCGCCAGCATCCACAGAATCGCACAAAATACCATAAGAGCCACTTTGCAGATGCCATGGATGCCGATCTTGGACCATCACCAAATGCACCAGCAGCGCTTGGTCCTTTTTACAACGAGCAAACGGAACGAATTGAGTTCCCATTGGCAAAAGGCATTTTGAAGTTAGCAAACAGTGGCAACCATTTTCCGGTGCAACTATTGGAAGAAGCCACGACGCATGCATTGGACAGCTTGAATTCGCTGTTTGAAACGTCCCCACACGAACGAGTTGTGCTGGATTGGCACTCAGCTGTGAACGGCTATCGAAAAATGCGACAGATTGAAGTAACAACCTCAGCTGGATTGCCGTACACTGTCGTGAATCCCTCTAATGGCAAGAAGCCTTGGATGACGGTTACTCATGACGAGTCCGGGCGTCTGATTTATACGCCCACGAGTGACTTGCAAGCGGCATTGGAACTCAGAGAGCAGAAAGCTCTGTGTGGTGAAGAGACAACGACGATTTTTGTTGCAACGACAAAAGATGAAACGAGACCACATCAGAAGGTGGTGGAAGGACGAACGCGTGTCTTCCAGGTGGGCCCTATGGACCTATCTCTCTTACTTCGAAAGTATTGTGGAGCTTTCATCTCGGATTGTCAATCACATCCTGTGCGGAGTGAAATTGCTGTGGGAATCAACCCCTACAGTCCCGCATGGGATCTTCTCTTCAAACGACTGGAAACGAACGGTGATCACTTCATTTGTGGCGACTATAAGGACTTTGACGCCACGTTGTCCTACCAGCTTGGAATGGCGGTGTGTTCGCTAGTGAACCAATACTATGCGGACAGTCCAACCTCGCAAAAACTGAGAGAGACGTTGTTCAGTCAAATGTTTAGCTCGGTGCAAGTTGCGCAGGACACTGTGTTCGAGTGTTGGCAAGGAAATCCAAGTGGAGACGCGATGACAACCATCATCAACTGCCTAGCCAACATGATCCTCATGCGCATGGCCTTCCGTGAAATTACTAGAATGGGCATGGAAGAGTACACTAGCAATGTGCAAGCTTCATTTTACGGAGATGATCACATTATTTCCGTGAGTGACCACGCTGCAGCTTGTGGCTTTGACATGATTGCCCTGTCACACTTCTTCCAAAAATATGGAATGAAGTACACGTCGGCCAACAAAGAAGCAATTGAAGTGCCTTACTCCGCAAGAAAAGACCTTTCGTACTTGAAGAACGAATTTGTGTGGTCTTCAGAACTTGGACTAGTAGTGGCGCAGCCTCCATTCAACGAGGTTTTTGATTTGCTCTACTGGATTCGTACACCATCGGACAATGTCACGCATATGACCGCCAGAGTGAACAGTGCACTGCAGCAGCTTGTTGGCTATGGAAGAAGTGCTTTTAATGCGGCAAGGAAGATGTGCATTCGTTGGTCTCAGCAAGCGTATGACCAACATGGTTTGAAGCTTGACCACTCGCAGTTTTTTACTTTTGAACGCTGCGTGAAACAGCAATATGAAATGGATATAGCAACCACTAGCACCACGACAATGGTGGATGACAGAGTGGCTGCGTCTACAGTGAAACTGCTTGCGCAAGCTTCGCACAAAGGAAAAGAACGGACACACCGTGGACGTAATGTGCACACAGTCGCAAACGCCAGGACAGTGCGTTTTCTACGAGCGATGGAGACGCACATGTTTAATGGTGAGGCACTTCAAGACGACTTCATGGAAGTGGAAGAGCCATTCCAGTGGCTACCTCCCTCACCAGATTCTGGATACGGAGAAGGCGACACTGAATTGGTCACCGTTTACAATCGTGACCTGCATCCAGTCAACGCGGCACAAGCCTTGCCCTACGACACAAGAGAGATCATCTATGAGAACGGTGAACCACTCGATCCGCTTCAGTACGACTATTTTCTCTATGAGTACCCCAACACGTACTTGAGCACTCACTGTGCGTTGTGGAACGCGGATGATATTGAACTGCCAGCTTGCCCGCGGACTGACGCGATCTACATAGCTCGACACGTAGCGTACGTGCTTCGCACGCTTGAAGAATGGGAAGACGACGCAAGACACCGTCTCATCGAATTGGTTGAAGACTATGATTTTGTCTCCTTTTTCTTGACAATGGGAGACATTTCGCGGTTTCATTGGAATGAAATTAACGAGTTCCTGAACACGTACACGTCTTTTTACCACGCCAAAATCATGGTCCAAACTGATCCGGACTACTACTGGCAGGTGAACGCTTTTGAAAATCGTTGGGGTCCATTCACTTTGTACCCCGTCGATACGCCAATTGATGCACCTTACTTGGTTGCGCAAATGGACGGACAGAAGAAGACGGAAGGCACTACTACGCACCTTGATGCCGTTGTAACTCACAATCCAGGAGAAGATCATGGACAACGTCATTTGATGCCAACTGCACAGAAGCACTTTTCCACTGAATCGAATTTCAATCGACCAATTGTAGTACTCAACACTTCTTGGACTGCTGCCCAGGCTGAAGGAACGCTGCTTGCAACGATTAATTTGCCTCATGACTGGGCCGATACTTTTATTCAAACGAAGTTGGCCTATTGGGCATTTTTCAGAGCAGGTTTTAAGCTGCGATTTGTGCTCAACGGAACGCGACAACACTATGGACGGTTGCTAGTGTCTTGGCTGCCGAACCCAGAAATGATCAGTGCTATCTACAAGAACTACATGTGCATGTGGACTGCAGACTGGTACCAAATCGATGCAGGTGCTAACCAGCCTGTTGAAATAGAAATTCCGTACACTCACTACCTGGAAAACATTCCAGCAACACAAGTGGCGAGCACGACCTATTTGTCACTGTACATTCACGTGGCAGTGCCACTTCAGATGGTCGACGGAGTAGCAGCACCACTAAGTTTGACTGTCTTTGCCGAGCCTCTTAACATGAGTCTCCACGGATGGTCATTGCAAACACCCTCTCTGTTCACGCAGATGTTGGGTGACGTGGAAATGCAAGAATTTGCGGGCGCGAACGTAGACGCACGCGAATATCAACCAGACGACGAAGCACTGCGGTCTGAGAAAGCGCAATATCTCCAAAACGAAGCTGAAGTTGAAACGAACTCGCGTACAACGACGAAAAGTAGTGCGAGCCGATTTTTGAAGACCGCTGGGCGAGCAATGACCATGTTCTCGCTAATTCCAGGAGTTGGAGCTTTGGCCGCTGTTGCAGGATACGCTACAATGGCGGCAGGATCACTAGCCAGTTGGTTTGGCTTTGCCGTCCCACCAAACGTGGAAACGACGCATCCGATGCAGATAAGACAGCCGCGCTATTATTCTTCTGAGGACACACCACTAACTCAGATAGCAGCGCATAGGCACAACGCAATGATGCACCCGGATTATTCTCTCGTGAACGACACTCCAAAAGTGAACAGTTTGCTCTACTACATGCAGCGTCCCGCACGCCTTCATCAATCGCAGTGGACCACTGTGAACGTGCCTGGCGACTATCTTGAGCAGATATTTTTGAATCCGTTGACCATGGTTCGAAATACGTCTGTGGCAGGAACAGTGAGCGACACACCTCTTTCTCGAATGTGCGCAATGGCGGCGTATTGGCGCGGAAGTATTCAGCTCCACTTTGTGCTGATTGCGTCGAAATTCCACTCTGGACGTTTGCGCATTGTGTACGATCCGCTGAAGTTCGCCAGCGACACACGAACTGTCTACGAAACAACGCACCTTGTCAACATGGTGTGGGACATCAATGAACAAACGGAAGTTTCAGTGTGCGTTCCGTATGATCATCTCACGGCGCACAAGCGACTTAGGCGTTCAAGCGACGAGTCGTCCTCTCTTGGATGTGTGTCTGTTCAGGTCACCAACAGTTTGACTTCGAGTGCAGCAGTCACAAATCCTGTGTACTTGCAAGTGTTCGTTTCAGCTGGAGCTGATTTTCAGATATCACTCCCAACTCAACAGCCACTAGGAAACTACATCCCGACACTGATGACGCAAATGGGTGGTCAAGGTTTTAACGCGAAGAGTGCGTGTGAATTTCCTTCGTCCTCAATGAAGTGCTTGCGAGAACAGCAGTACCAAATGCTTGGAGAAGGGCCACAATATCTTGTCAACAGTTACGCGCAGTCAACTTTGATGCACACGGTGCGTGACCTTACCAACATGACATCGTACTTTCAATCGTTCTCGTTCTCAACAGCTACGACGGAGATCGAAGTGCGTCCTTATGGCGTGGTGCAGAAAAACGGTACCACTTCAGACAGTTTTATTGATTTCGTGCGCACCATGTTTCTCTACTGGCGAGGAGGCATGAGAGTGTGCGTCACAGGACAAGCTGGTTTCCAATCATCGATGGACATTATTGATGATACAGCGGACACAGCTGACAGCAACCCGACAATTTTGCAAACACCTATCGCGACAACACCGAACGCACTGATTTGGGGCAAAACTTGGTTTCAGCCCCTACCGAACAGCAGCACGACTCCTGCGGACTTCATTGTTCCGTATTTTTCTCGAACGAAGTGCTTGCCTAACAAGAACTTCACCGATCCAGGTTCTGTCCTTCCTGGCAGCCTGCGAGGTCGGCTTTTGGTATCATCTGACAATTTGACAATGACGAGTGCGACCTCAACAAATCTCTCCATTTTCGTCGGTGGTGGAGATGATTTCATTCTTGGATTTCAATTGCCTTGCCCCCTGATGGTGGCTCCGGTTTAGCCGACGAACTAAATTAAAACAAAATTAATTTTCCCTCCCCCTCCC